TCGGCAACATCCTCGTGCGCGAGTGCTCGTGCTTTGACATCGACGACGCCGGCGGTGGTGGGAGCGACTACACCTTCGTCGGCTGCACGGGCAAGCTGGAGGTCGTGAACTGCGAGAGCGGCAACACAAAGAACGGCGCGCTCGTGTGCTGGACTGACACGAGCAACGGCACCTATCCAGTGCGTGAGATCTACTCGTTCGACTCGGTGTCGATCGTGAACTTCAAGGCGGTGTCGCGTCGCGCGACGCGTCCGATGATCTCGCTCTCGGGCGTGTACATGGGCAAGGTGGTCGGCGCGCAGATCGAGTCGCCGAGCCTGAACTATCGACTCGGCGGTCAGTACGGTGGCCCGCGTCCGAACTACCAAGTGGAGATTGATTGAGGGAGCCGCTCGTACATGACGAGGAGACGCGCCTGCTGCTCCTCGAATCGCTCCTCGAAGTTGGCAAGCTGCACAACCTTCGAGAAGGCGAAGCCATGTTCGAGGAGTTCCGCGGTCAGGAGTCGAAGCTCTGCAAGAAGGTCTTTGGCGCGCGGCTCTGGGCAGCGCAGCGCGAGATCATGCAGCAGTTATCTACCAAGCGGTTCGTGACGGTGCGCTCTGGTCGTAAGGCCGGCAAGACTGAGACTGGGGCACTGGCCGTGCTCTCATTCATCTACACGAGCAAGTGCGTGGTGCTGACGACCGCGCCGACGGGCCGACAGGTGCGCGATGTGTTGTGGCAGCGCATCGGCTCGATGTGGTCAAAGGCGAAGACGCGCTGGCCTGCGTTGCCCGGCGAGCTCGGCACGATCCGATTGTCGATCGCGCCCGAGCACTACGCGCTCGGTATCGCAACCAACTCGCCCGACCGCTTCCAAGGTTGGCACGCTGGCGTGCGGTTGCCTGACGATGTGGACATCGAAGAGAACGACGCCGACGAGGTGGATGTCGAGCGGCTCAAGCGCGAGGCGCAGCTTGGTGACAAGCGTCTAGTGGTCGTGATCGACGAAGCCGCCGGCGTGGACGACGCGGTGTATCGTGCCATCGAGGGCTCGCTCTCTGGCCCGAATGTCCATGTGCTGCTGACGGCGAACCCGACGATCGACGCAGACTCGGATCACTTCTTCGCGCGCTCGTTCAGGAACGGCACGCGCTGGCATCGCATCAGGATCTCGGCGTGTGAGGATGATGGCGCAGACCCTGTGCCCTACGACTCCTTCCACATCGCGCCCGACTGGCTTGCGGACAAGGAGTGGGTGGATCAGATGCGCATGGAGTGGGGCGCGGACTCACCGCTCTGGTCAGCCTATGTGTTGGGCAAGTTCCCCGAGCAAAGTCTTGAGCGTCGCTTCGTCACCAAGGGGATGCTGGTCGCGGCCCTCGATGCAGAGCTCGGCGAAGTGACGAGCGCGAGCCAGTTGCACCTCGGCGTAGATGTTGCGCGGCAGGGCAGCGACGAATCGGTGGCAACGCTCTGGGCAAATGGTGTCCTGAAAGAACAGGTCGCGTGGCGGTTGCCTGACTTGATGGCGACGGCGAACAAGATCGTCGAGCTCGCTAAGTCGTGGGGCTACAAGGGCGAGATGATCCCCGCGCGCAACATCCACATCGACTCGGTCGGCATGGGTGCTGGCGTGCTGGATCGCTTGAAGCAGCTCGGCTTCTATGTGGACGGCGTGGACTTCGGCTCTGCTGCGAAGTACGACTGGAAGGAGATTACCGGCCAGATGATCTTCAGCGACCGCAAGAGCGAACTACACTGGGTCGCCAAGCGTCTCCTCGAAGAGCGCAAGATCAAGATCCCCGAGAAGTACAACGAGTTGTGGCGGCAGTCGCAGTGGGCGCGCTATGAGTTCGAGGACAGCGCGAAGGGCACGCGCATCGCGTTGCATCGAGACGACGGCAAGGACGGCCTGCGCGAGCGGTACGGTCGAAGCCCTGACCAGTGGGACTCAGCGATCATCGGACTCTCGCGTGGCGCGTCGAACAAGCCGGGCTTCGCGGTCGTGCCGAAGTCTGGCCTGAGTGTGCTTCGTCGCGGTCGCTGACAACTTTGGTAGTCTCGCCCGCGTGTCCGCTCACCGTGAATCTGGCAGCGCGTGCACGCCTGATGATTCACGCACGAGGGCGCGATGAGAAACCCGACGACACCCGATCACTTCCTGCTACCGCATCTGCTTCTCGTCGATGCTGGCGACGCGGATCAACTTAGCCCGAACCAGTTGTTCACGCTCGTCGAGCGCGGCTGGATCATCTTCGGCGTGTGTGGTGACCCAGAGGGCGGCATCATTCTCTCGACGACTTTGACTCGGCTCGGTGAGCGGGAGGCCGAGTTGTACCGAAAGAGGATCGGACTACCTCCTCCAGCGCACGACGAATAAGGACGCTTGGCTTGATGCGGTGATTCGTGGCGATGGCGAACAACGCGCTGTAGGTAGACTTGTGAAGTCTTGCCGTGACGACGACGAGAGCGTCCCCAGCTTTGGCTGATGAACTCTCAAGCATACGACCACGACGAGGCTTGGACACTGTGGGAGGATGATACCCGTGAGCAGCAAGCGTAGACCGTCTCCGTTCAAGCGTATGCCCGGCACTGGCCTCACCTTTGAGAAGGTCGAGACCTCGGGCATCGGCAAGTCGATGGACTCGTTGCTGCGTCAGATCGGTCTGGCGCGTAGCACGCCCGGCGGGCGTGACGAGGTCGAGGATCCATTGTCGGATTCGTGGGTGGTGTACGCGTGCGTACAGGCGTTGACCGAGGCCGTGCGTCAGGTGCCATTGAACATCTGGGAATCTGCCGACGAGGACGCGCAAGAGGTCGGCGAAGAGCACCCGATTCGCAAGCTCTTCGAGATGCCGAACCCTGACATGGGTCTGCCTGATCTGCTAGCCGCCGGCATGACGCACCGCAAGTTAAGCGGTGAGGACTGGTGGTTCCTGATGGATTCGGAGGGCAAGCCGATCTCCCCGAGCGTGGATGCTCGGGCACCGATCCCGCTGCCGACGGTCATCGTGCCTGTGATCGGCGACATCGTCGAGGACGCACGCGACCAGTACACGGGCCGCATCACTGCGGTGCAGTACGCTGCGAACGGCGCGGTGCCGCCGACCTTCCCCGTTGCCTCGACCGTCCACTTCTACGACTACAACCCGGGCGACCCGATGCGCGGGCTCTCGCCTCTTGAAGCCGCGCTGCGTGTGATCTCGGTCGGCTTCCAAGCCGAGCGTTATCAGGAAGCCGTGATGCGCGGCGGTGGCCCCGGCGCGTTCCTCAACTACGAGGACGGGATGTCCAACGAGGAGGAGTACCGCCTCCAAGAATCGGTGAACGAAGCCGTCAAGGATCCCGATGTTGTCGGCGGCTTCAAGGTGGTGACGGGCAAGGTGAACATCGTCCCGAACCCCGCGACCCCGAAGGACATGATGCAGCGCGAGACCCTCAACTGGGTGCGCGACACGGTGTGCTCGATCCTTCAGGTGCCGCCGCCGGTCATCGGGAACTACGACACGGCGACCTACAACAATGTGACCGAAGCCTACCGCCAGTTCTGGCAAGGCGTGAAGGGCTACCTCGACAGCGTGGCCGAGAAGATCAACAGCCATCTGTTGTCGCGTCTCGAAGACCCTCGGCTCGCCGGCTGTTACATCAGCTTCGACTTCTCTGGTATCACCGCGCTGCAAGAAGACCACTCGGCCAAGTTCAAGCTGGCTGCGGAGCTCGCGGCCTATGGCGTGGGCTTGAGCTTCAATGACTCGGCCAAGATGCTGGGCCTCGAAGTCGAGACCGTCGAGTCGGCCAACACGGTGTTCACGCCGATGAGCAACCAAGTGTTCGCGGTCAACGACACGAACACAGGCGAGGACACGAGCGTCCAGCCTCAGACCGTGGTGCCGGCGGCACCGACCGCGCCGGCCGAGGAACCCGCTACGGCGGCTACTGCTGCATCGGCTGGCCTGAACGGTGCACAGGTCGAGTCGTTGCTCCTGATCATCAGCCAAGTAGCTCAGGGCTCGCTGTCGCAGTCCAGCGGTGCGGCCCTGATCAACGCGGCGTTCCCGAGTATCTCGATCACTCAGGCCAACCAGATCCTCGGCGGTGCGTCAGCGACGATGCAGCCTGTGGCCGAGGCCGTGAAGAGCCGCGCGTCCAAGCGATTCGATACCCGCGAAGAGCGCATCGCGTTCGCTGAGTCGATCTACAAGAAGACGCTGGATGCAGCCGAGCGTCGGCTGGCCGCGGATGTGCTGACTTGGTTCCGCCGTTACGAGCGCGCGCAAAAGGCCAAGCTGCGTGAGTTTGCCGAGGCTGGCCCGACGGCTCAGAAGTCGATCACCACGAAGGCGTGGACAGAGCGCGATGTCGAGCTGTACCTCCTGCTGAACAAGGAGGAGTGGGAGCGTCAGCTTGACGAGCTCATCTCGGCGAACATCACGGCGACTTGGCGCGACGGCTTGGCCGATACCGCCGAGCTGATCGGCGGTGTGCAACTGGAAGTGACCGACCCGCGCATCGTTCGGATGATCGCCGAGCAGCGCGCCCAGATCGTCGAGGGCGTGAACTCGCGGCTAGCCGCCGAGATCCGCGACAAGATGATGGTCACGCTCAGTTCCCCGACGACCACAAGCGAGATCGCCAGCAGCATCAACGAGGTGCTGCCTGAGCTCGACGAAGACTTGGCCTCGGTCTTCGGGTCTAAGGAATCGCGTGCGCTCACCATCGCGCGCACCGAGACTGGCAAGGCGTATAACAGCGCGGCGTTCCAAGAGTACGAGAGCGCGGGAGTCACGAAGATCCAGTGGGTGTCGTCGAACGATGCCACCACTCGTCCTTCGCATCTCGCGCTCGACGGCGAGATTCGGAAGCCCGGCGAGGCGTTCGCGCCGAACCTACGCTTCCCGAACGACCCGCAAGGTGCGCCCGAAGAGACCATCAACTGCCGCTGCGTGCTGGCACCTCTGGACTAAACCATGGACATCCTGATCAAGAACAGCGAAGTCGCGCAGCTTGCCGCACGAATCCTCAATGGCATCGCCACGGATTCGGAGTTGGCCGGCGCGAAGCTCGATGACATCTACGCGATCAAGACGGACACGAGCGCGATCCATGTGCGCGGCGTGGCTGCGCCCGTGGTGAAGATGGACGACGGCTCTCGGACTCGTCGCTTCATCGCATCGGACGAGACGCAAGACCGCATGGGCGACATCATCCGCGTGCGTGGGTGGAAGTTCGACCAGTTCAAGGCCAACCCTGTCGCGCTGTGGGGCCACGACTCGGACAGCTTCCCGATCGGTCGCGTGCACGACTGGACTATGGAGAACGAGAGCGGACGGCCCGTGCTGCGTGAGTCGATCTCCTACTTCACGGAGCAGGCGAATCCCGTCAGCGAGGCCGTGCTTCGGATGATTGACGAGGGCGGTCTGCGTGCCGTGAGCGTGGGCTTCGTGCCGACGCGCGCCTACAAGCCGAAGAACGAGGCCGAACGCAAGGAGCTCGGGCTCGGCCCTTACGGCGTGCTGTACGAAGAGCAGCAGCAACTTGAGCTCTCGAACTGCACCATCCCAGCGAACCCGAACGCGCTGCTCTCAAAGGGCGCGAGCGAGCCGATCGTGGCTGCGATGGATGACATGGTCAAGCGTGGCGCGATCGGTCGTGCGCTTGCCGATCAACTCCTGCGCAGCGTCGCCAGCATCACGCCGGCTCGTCGTTCGTTCGCACTGGGCGCGGTGGTCAAGGTCGATCAGGCCGAACTCGACGCGACCTACACGGCGTGGCGCGAGAGCGTGAACATGAGCGCGTCGGAGCTCAAGGCTTGGGACGAGAACGAGTGCAGCCGCAAGGCGAGCGTCGATGCCGACGCGGTGATCAAGCGCAACCTGCGCTTGTTGGAGACCGCGAAGGAGAACTGGGACGCTGACCTCATCGAGGATGCGAAGCGCACCATCTCGTTCATCGCGCGCATGAAGAACATGGAGCAGGGTGAGCCCGTCAGCGAGGCGTGCCCGATCTCGAAGCGTGACATCTCGCTGAAGAACTGGGCCTTTGATCCGATGAAGAAGAGCACGAAGAGCGACGCACCCGTGACCGCCGCCGACCCGCTACAAGAGTGCGTGTCGTCGAAGATCCCCAAGCTCATCGAGGAACACCCCGAGTGGAAGATCGACCAAGTGGTCGCGGTCGCCTACTCGATGTGCCGTGAAGGCACGGCCTCGGCGGACAAGAGCGCGTGCGGTTGTGGTACGAAGACGAAGGCCGCGCCTGATGAACTGAAGGTCGGCGACTTCGTGACTTGGGATTCGAGCGGTGGCATGGCCGTGGGCGAGATCGTGGACATCGAGACGAACGGCAAGATCGAGGTGCCGAACTCGGACTTCTCGGTCGAGGGCACGAGCGAAGATCCCGCGGCCATGATCAAGATCTACAAGGAGATGGAGGGCGGTGAGTACGAGGAGACGGATGTCTTCGTGGCTCACAAGTTCTCGACCTTGACGAAGATGGAAGTGGAGACCGAGACGGAAATCGAAGTCGAAGAGAGCATGATGGATGAGAAGCCCGAAGGCGAAGAGATGAGCAAGAAGCTCACCGCGCTGGACAAGCGGCTATCTGATCTCATGATTGCACTTGAGTCGCTGGAGAAGCGTCTCGACCAAGCCGACATCGCCAAAGCGGTGACGGTGCAACACGAACAGGCGACCGCTCTGCGGTCGTCGAAAAGCGTAGACGCTGCGGCGTTTTACGCTCAGGTCGTCGAGCGCGTTGCTCGCGGCCTGTGACACCAAAGACCGCAGAGGAACTCAAAATGGAAATCAATGATCGTTCGGTCGATGCGCTGTCACAGGCGTTGATCGGCCAGTTGAAGGCAAACCTCGACAAGCGTGACGCCGACCTGTGTGAGCGTCTCGCCAAGCAACTCGACGAGAAGCTGGATGCCCAGCGTCGTGAAGTTGAAGCCAAGGCCGCACGCTTTGCCGTGCCGGGACTGGCTCAGGACAGCAAGGAAGTGAAGGAGTTCTCCTTCTCCAAGCTGATCGGTGGCCTGATGAAGGGCAATGTCGCCAAGTTCGCACCGCTCGAATACGAGATGTGCAGCGCGGCTGCTGGCACGATGGACGCAGCGGTTGTGACCAAGGACATGGTGTCCACGGTTGACAGCCTCGGCGGCTTCATCGTCCCGAACCAAGTGATGTCGTCGCAGATCATCCCGCTGTTGCAGGCCGCCGTCGTCGCTTATGACGCTGGCACCGTGCGCATGGGTGGCCTGACCGGCTCGCCGGTTCAGATCCCGAAGGTGACCGGCGCGACGACCGCGTACTGGCTTGGCGAAGTGGAAGCCGTGACGAGCGGTGACATGAGCTTCGGCCAGATCGACCTGTACCCGCACGATGTGTTCGCGTTGTGCACCTTGTCGAACCGCCTGATCGAGCTCGGCGCGCCGAGCGCGGAGCAGTTGGTTCGTTCCCAGTTGGCCCGTGACATCGGTCTCAAGATCGACGCTGCGGTGTTCAACGGCACGGGTGCCGCTGGTCAGCCGACTGGCATCTTGAACACCTCGGGCATCAACACCGAGACCGCTGGCACGCTGTCGGCTTCGACCGCGTACAACAACTTGGTCAACATGGAGCACAAGCTCTACGAGGACAACGCCCAGACCGTGGGCGAGTTCGTGTGGGCCTTGCACCCGAACCTGCTCAAGTCGCTGCGCCAGACGGTTGATCCCGGTACCAACACCGACGATAACCAGTTCAAGAACCGTCCGTTCGTGGACGCTCAGAAGATCGAGCGCATCCTCGGTCACCGTTATGTCCTCAGCACCCAGATGCCGACGGACAAGATTCTCCTCGGCGCGTTCGCCGCGTCGATGGTTGCGGAGTGGGGCACCATGGTGCTCGCGGCTTCGCGCGAAGGCACGAACTTCACCAAGCGTCAGACCCAGATCCTCGCTGGTATGACCGTGGATGTTGGCGTGCGTTATCCCGAAGCGTTCTGCGCCGGCACGAGCGCGGCCTGATCCACTAACAACTAAACAAGGAGACACTCAAATGCAGATGGACTTTGCAAGCCACCACAAGGTGGTGATGGGCTTCAAGGCTGACAACTATGGTACGGGCATCGACCAAGACTCCTCGGCGATTGACACGGCTGGCTTTGCTGAAGCCATCGTGATCTTCAACGCGGGCACGGTCGGCGCGAGCGGTACGGTTGACCTCAAGGTTCGTGACAGTGCTGACAACAGCACCTACGCTGACCTGACGGGCGCAGCCTTCACCCAGATCACTGGCACGAATGACGACACCGTGTATGTCGGTCGTATCCGCTTGAACAGCGCGACCGCCGGTACAACCGACAAGTGCAACCGCTACCTCAAGCTGCGGTACACGGTCGGCACCGCGGCGTGTGACTTCGGGGTCACCGTCCTGTTGCTGAACGCAACTGGCACGGGCGTGACCTTGAACACGATGTCGTTCTCGATCGACTGATCCAGACGAGCGAAGCATGGGAGCCGTCACCGACGAGATCGGTGGCGGCTTCTTCCATTGAGTAGACTGCACGCATGAAGCTGTACATGGTTGCGCACGGATATGTTCTTCACGATCCAAAGGCATCGGGCCTGAACAAGACTTGGCTCTTGAGCGGGCAGACGCTGGATCTCGACGACGCGTGGGTGGTGCGTGAGATCAAGGGTCAGGAGTACAAGCTGGTGCCGGCGGCTGCAAATGCGGTCGAGACTCCACGGAGTCGATGGCCGCTCGTGATCTTCAACCGATACACGCGCGAAGTTCCTGCGCGTGCCGCTGCGCCTACCGTCGAACACACGACAACAAGTCCTGCTAGTGTTGAGCCTGAGGCACCGCGCAAGTCACGCAAGAAGAAGGGCGACCTATGAACTTTGACGGCAAGACAACGATGCGACCCGTGTCGCTCCTAGTATCTACAACGGTGAGTGGCACAACTCCCGTGTATAGCGCATCCGTGGAGCCGAATGGCTACCGCTACACTTTGTTCGTTCTGAATCAGTACAGCGCGACGGCGGTCGTGTACACGGCGTCGCTTCAACATAGCGACGACAATGTGAACTTCACCGATATCGGCGATGTGGTGAGCGTAAACACTCCTACAGCCGTGAACGCCAAGACCTTCCTCGTGCGCCACGAGGCTGCGAAGCGATACACGCGAATCCGCTTCACGCGCGCAAGCGGTGCGACGACTATCGTCGGCGTGACCGCGGTGCAGTACGGAAAGGTCAATAGCAGCGAGACGACATCGCAGATCGCGCTGGTGGCACAATGAGAAACGACTACAAGTCAGAGCTTCGAACCGTTGGCTTGCGTCGTAACGGTGTCACGATCGTGACGGCACCGACACCGTTCACGAGCGTGGATACGCAGGGCTATCGTTCGTGCCTGTTCATCTGCCATGTGGACTTCTCAATCGCTGGCAAGTCGATGACGCTGCAAGTTCAAGACAGCGACGACAACTCGAACTGGAACTTGACCGGCCCGTCGTACACCTTCACAGGATCAGATGCACTGACGGCCTGCTCGGCCTTGGTTGACTCGGCCAAGTACCGCCGCTATGTGCGCCTGTCAGTCACTGCGTATGTGAGCTCGGTCGCTCCTTCGTGCGTTGCAATCTTGTTCAACGAGAACATCACGCCTGATGCTCTCGCCAATGTGGACTCAGCGGTGCTCTGATCATGGACTACACGACATCGACACGAGTGAAAGCCCTGCTCGGCATCGGTGTCGCCGATGTGTCGCAGGACACTTTGATCGCGCAACTCATCACCTCGACGAGCCTGCGCTTCGACACCGAGATGCGTCGGCACAGCCAGCAGTCTGCGCGCACCGAGGTGTACCCAGTGAAGTGGACGCGCCGACTCGTGACGCTGAAGGGCTCGCCCGTATCGAGCGTCGCAGCGTTCACGGTGAAGCTGTCCGACAGCACGGACTTCACGACGGCGGTGACGCTGGTGAAGGACGACGACTTCATCATCGAGCACGAGTACGGCATCTTGCGTCTCCTGACCGTGGGCACTCCGTTCACGACGGGCGCGGCCTCGCGTCCTGTGGCTCCGTACTACGCGCAGGTCGTGTACACAGGCGGCTTCGCCACGAGCACGGCGAACCTCATCACCGCGTACCCCGACCTCGCGCAGGCGTGCGACTTGCAGGTCGCGTATCTGCACCGTCGTCGCCTGTCGGCGGGCGGCAACTTCTCGGTCGGTGGTAGCTCGACCTCGTACTCGGACGACTACACGATCCTGACCGATGTGCAAAAGACCTTGAACAAGTACACCCGCATCCACTTCTGATGGATGGAAAGATCGACATCCGCGGGCTGCAACGAGCTCTCGCCAACTTGCCGAAGGCGTTGGACGCGGAGATGCGTCGTGCATTCAACGCGCACGGTCGATTCATGACCAAGGAGATGGTGACCAAGCGGTTCACGGGCTACACGGGCCGCAGTGGTGACCGATTGCAGAATCGCTCGGCGTTGTTGCGTCGGAGCTTCAAGCATGAGGTCGTCGGCGGTATCGGCCAAAGCAAGCCACTCACGCTCGTCCACTACTCGGCTGGCGTGAAGTACGCGCGTTTGCAGGAGTATGGTGGCACGATCAAGCCGAAGCGTGCGAAGTGGCTGACGATCCCTCTCCCCGCCGCGTTGACGGGCTCGGGAGTTCCGCGTTATGAGTCCGCCCGCTACCTCTTCGAGAAATATCCGAAGCAGATGTCCGTGGAGCGTTCACGCTCGGGTCGGCTGTTCATCGTGTCGCGTGGCAAGCCCGGCACCAAGCCGCGCAAGGACTCGCCGATGGTGTGGTTGTATATGCTTGCAAAGCAATCCAAGGTGCCAGCGCGCCTCGGGTACCGCGACACATGGAAGTCGGTCGATCTCGTGAACAACCGCACCCAGTTGTTCAACGAGGCCATCGGGCTCGCGCTGCGTAGGACGGGCCTTGGGGGTGGCGCGTGACCACGGTGTTCGACTGGACGATGTGCCCGTCGCGCATGGTCGAGTACAACGAGCGTCGGGCCGTGCAGGTCAACGGCGACCGCGGGCATAGCCGTGGCCGGCAGATCAACATCATCGCGCCGACCGTGGGCAATACGAACGGCGTGGCCTATCGTCGCTTCGAGCTCGTGTACGACAGCTCCGACTTGATCGTGGACGAAGTCGAGCGGGCGTGGGCGGCAACCTACGGGCCCGTGCTGGCCCTCAGTTACACGCCGCCGGGAGAGTCGGCCATCGAGGTCAGGTTCGCCGCCAATACGCTCCAGCGCGTGCGCACGAGCGTTGCGACGGGTCAGGTTACCATCGTGCTAGAGGAGATCCGCTGATGGCCTACCCGACAGATACGACGGTGCGTGAGACGATTCTTGCGAACATCGACACGACGCTCGCCGCGATCGCAACCACGCCGCTGACCTACAAGACGGTGCCGAACACGGTGCGTCGGTGGACGGGCAATGTGTTCGAGGTGCCGAGCTACCCGTGCATCATCGTGGTGCCGACCGGCGAGACGCACGACGACAGCCGCATCGCCATCGTCCAGCATACGATGGACTTGCTGATCGTCTGCGGCGTCTACGATTCCAACTGGAAGACGACCTTGCAGGATCTGGTCACGGATGTGCGCGTCGCACTGACGACGGACTGGACTCGTGGTGGTAAAGCCATCACGACCCAGATCATCAGCGACCAGATCTTCGAGGCCGAGCCGACCAATCCTCTCGCCGAGGCGCAGGTCACCGTTCGAGTCTTCTACAGAACTCTGTACAACGATCCCACGACCGCCTACTAGCGGCGCACAAGGAACTCACCATGGCATTGACAAGACTCCAGCAGTTGTGCCTTCGCGCCGAAGCGGTCGAGGGCACATTCCTTTCTCCTTTCACCTCGACCTACGCCAACTACTTGGCGATCGACCCCTCTCTGACATTCGATGTCGAGACCTACGAGCGCAGCGTGGCGCGCGAGAGCTTCACGCCGCTGGCTCCGTTGGCCGGCGCGGTGTTAGGCAGCGCGAGCTTCTCCTTAGAGGCGACGAGCCGCAGCGCGACATACAGCACGACGAACACGCCGAGCTTTGACTTGCCGCTCGTCGCGTGTGGCTTCCAGCGTCTTGAGCTGTTCCGCATTCAGATCGCTGCTGGAGCCCTTGCGACTTCTCCGTTGCTGCATGGCACCGTGATCACTCAGGGCACCAGCACTGCGACCTTGACCGTCGTCGGCAACTACTACGCAGACACGCCGACTCAGTACATCTGGGCGACTAAGGGCCCGGGCTATTCAGCGGGCACTCTTGCTGGTCTCTATGGCAATGATATCGCACCGACTTCGGTGACGACTTGGACTTGGACGGGTAGCGCAACGCCCGGATTGACGGCCAGCGCGGGTACTCCTGCGATCACGGCCCTCGGCTGGGTGCCGACATCTAGCTCGCTCTACTCGATCACCTGTGGAACGGCTCAGACGCTTGCCAATGGCACCGTGCTGGTTGGTGCAACTAGTGGTGCTATCGGCGTAGTTGTTGGTTATTCGGGCACTGCTGCCTCGCGCACGGGATACTTTATCCGTCGGGTGCAAGGCACCTTTGGTTCAGAGACCGTCACCCCGTATGTGGCAGGTGTTGCTGGTTCGACCTTCACAGTCTCGGGCTTTGCACAACTTGCCACTCACTCCCCGGCCCTCTCGATCGGCGTGTCGAAGGACGGCGTGCTGGAGTCCTTGACTGGTGCTCGTGGCACGGTCTCGATCTCTGGCAACATCGGCGAGCCGATCCTCTTCGCGTTCAACTTCTCGGGCGTGAAGAACGCCGTCACCGACTCGGGCAGCGTCTCGGGCGTGAGCTTCATCGACCGCACACCGCCTGTCCTGCTGGGCGCGACGATGAATGTCGGCGATGTCGGCATCACCAGCTTCTCGGGTCAAAAGAGCTTCTGCGCCTCGGCGTTCTCGCTCGATGTGGCAAACGACATCCAGTACCGTCGCTGCTTGACCGCGGCCACTGGTATCGACGGCATCTACATCAACGGTCGCACGCCCACGGGCACGATCGACCCCGAGCAGTCGCCCGAGATCGACTTCGACTGGATGGCTAACTTCTTCTCGACGGGCAACCTGCGCATGGACTTGGTCGCTGGATCTGGTGCGGATAAGTTCCGCTTCAAGATCAACAACATGGCGATCGGTTCTGTGGGTCAGGGTGACCGCAACGGCATCATCATCCGTGACATCGGATTCAACCTGCACAGCGGCTCGACATCTTCGGTGTCGGGTGACAACGAGATGTGCATCATCTGGGATCCGAGCGTGTGACCTAGTCTCGTAGGGTGTGTGACTTGCGGCCCGTGGGTTCCAACCTCACGGGCCGCGTTCGTTACACTCGCGGACATGAAGCTCTCCCTCGATCCGCGCAAGCCGCGTGAGTACATCCTGCAAGCCGAGAAGTCGCACGCGCCCGAAGTGCAGACCGTGTTCCTTCTGCGTCCGTTCACCGTGTACGACGAGGCCGAGCTCTCCGCGTTCACCGAAGCGACAGGCACGAGTCAGCACGCGAAGATCATGATCGAGACGGTGCGTCGTGCGCTGGTTGGATGGCGCAATCTGTCCGGCCCAGAAGGACAGATCCAGTTCGAGAAGGCCGAGGACGGCTACGCAACGCGCTCGATGATCGAGCTCCTGCCGACGCAGGTCATCATCGAGTTGTTCAACGCGGTGATCACGCGAGAGGCCGTGACGAAGGAAGAGGCGGGAAAGCTCTAGCCGCCGTCCACGCGGCCTACGGCGAGCAGGTGGCGAAGTGTCCGAAGTGTCGAACACCTGAGCTACGCGAACGCTGGGGCTGCGACAAGCCGGCGGCGGTGGCTGTATACGCGCGCACCTGCGAGGCGTGCTTTGGCCTAGACTCTGGCTGCACGACTTGCGACGGTCGCGGTGAAGTTCGCCGAGATCGCTGTCCGTCGTCAGATGCCGACGATGTCGGACGCATGGTCATCCGAGCTTTGCACCAACTCCAGAACGGCGTTCTGCCGATTGATGGTGGCTGGTCGGAGCAATCGGCAAAGCTCATGCGTCTGGTAGATATCGCGGCGAGCGAGCGCAACAAACTCCAAGAGGCCGAGGCACGAGCGGCAGAGGCACGAGCGAAGGCGGCACAATCACATGGCAGCAAACGACGCTGAACTCAAGATCACAGCATCGCTCGACGATCGCATCATCCGTGCGATCGAGAAGCTGTCGGGTCAGGTGAAAGAGCTTGGAGAAGATGCCAAGAAGGCGTTCGACAAGACCGAGGTCGCAGCGAAAGAAGCAGAGGCCGCTGTAACTGATACGGGCACGGCTGCGAAGAAGACCACCACCGAGATCAAGAAGATCTCGGAAGAGGGCGGGCGTGGCTTCTCGGACTTCAAGGACAAGATCAAGGATGTGGCCGCTGGCCTTGTGGGTATCAGCACTGCGGTCGCCATCTTCAAGCAGTCGCTGACAGATGCCATCACGACATCGGCTGATGTAGATGTCATCAACGCGCGTATCCGCAACTTCACGGGGGCGTCGGGTGAGGCGTTCGATCAGTTGACCGCAGACCTACGCACGCTGTCCTTGGCGAACAAGGACTTCGTGAAGGATCAGGAGGTCTCGCAGGCCGCGCTCATCTTGCTGAAGGAAGGATTCAGCACGACCTCGACCGTGGTCTACGATGTCGCGGAGGCGTTGGACTTTGCGCGCGTAAACGGTGTGTCGCTGGTCGATGCCACGCGCTTGCTGACCGAGACAAACAAGTCTCTGGGTAGCGGCACGAAGAACAGCTTGGAGTTGTTCTCGCGGCTGAATCTGCTGTTCGCCAAGGGCTTCGACAATGCGAACGGCCTAGCCGGCGCACTGGCTGCGTTGTCCAACACCGCGCGGCAGTCTGGCCTCAGCCTCGACGATGCCACGGTGTCGCTTGCCACGCTCGCTGAGACGACTTCGGCGGGTGAAGCACTGCGCAGTCTTGAGACAATCCTCAAGACGCTACAGGCCCGCGCAGGCGAGGTGGATTCATTCTTCGCCGCGACGGGCAAGCGTTTCGACGAGACGACGGTCAAGACCGCCGGCTTGAGGAACACCTTGGTCGCGTTGCTCGACGGCATTGCGGCCAGAGGTGGCGATGCTCAGACCGAGCTCAAGAAGTTGCTTGGCTCGCAGGAGGCCGTCAACTCGGTGTTCGCCCTTGCCTCGAAGGATGGCAAGGCTTACGCGGACAGTGTGCTCGCGCTATCTCGGGTCGTGTCGAAGTTCAACTCCGACACGAACGCAGTCCGTGAAGCGTCAGGCAACTTCCTAAACTTTATTGCCACGCAGGGCACCGATGTCATCGACAACTGGGTGGGTGCATACGAGAACCTCGACGGCACAACGGTCGACCTACTCAAGCGTCTGGGAGAGTTCCGCCGTGCGAATGCTGACGGCGCGAAGAGCGTCAGCATCGTGTCGGGTGAAGTTGAGAAGGGCGCGCGTGTATTTCGCAATGCTAGAGAGACGCTCGGCGGTGCCACATTCAAGGCCGCGACCGATGGCGTCCTTGCGCTAGGCAAGGCGACGAATCTCACCGAAGAAGATGTGCAGCGTTGGGTCGATGCCATCTCTGGCGTGAAGACGGACGCTGATCTTGAGCGCGTCAACAAGCAGATCCAGATCCTGATCAATCAGGCGCGTGCATTCGGCGAAGCAGGTATCGAGGGCTTCCAAGGCGAAGAGCTACAGGCACGCCTCGCCGAGATCGCGGAGTTCGAGCTCATCCTCATCGAGCAGGTGAAGGACGAGCGCAAGAAGGCCGAAGAAGAAGTACTGGCCGACAAGCGCAAGAAGGCAGAAGACGCGGCAGCGATCGAGGCGCGCGAGAACGAGAAGCTGCGACTCCAGAAGCAGCAGGCCGACAAGGAAGAGTTCGACCGCCGGATTCGTCAGGCGCAGGAGCTCAACGCACTATCGGCGCAGTTGTTGAACGAGAGCCTCACGCGTGGATCGGCGTTCTTCACTGATCTCCAGAATCAGATCAAGCCGCTGGCCGCGGAGATCCAGCTATACGAGGGACTGATCGCCAACAACTTGTTGAGCGAAGAGGACTTGGCCGGCATCAACGGTCGCATCCAGACGCTGCGCGCTGGCATCGAGCAGTTGACCGTGGTTTCTATCCAGAGTGGCAAGGCACTTGGTGACGGCTTCGCAGAAACGATCAACACCAAGGTCAAGGAGGCGTTGAACACCTACAAGACGGGCGTGGAGTTAGCGGAGAGCGTGAGCAATACATTCACCAACACGCTCGCGGGTCTCTTCAACGACTTGGTGCTAGGCTCGAAGTCAGCGAGCGAAGCCTTCAAGGACTTTGTGCGTGGACTTATCTCTGGCCTAGTGCAAGCGATCAACCAAGCTATCGCCTCGAAGATTGTGGCCTCGATCTTGTCGTCACTTGTTCCGGGCGGCGCACCTATTGCAGCCGCGTCGGGTGGCGTTGTGTCTGGTAGCATGGGCAAGCCTATGACATTTGCCAAGGGTGGCATCATGGCCGGCGCGATGATGACTAGCGGTCTTTCGATGAACGCCTATGCAGAAGGCGGCGTGGCTCGTGGCCCGCAGGTTGCGATCTTCGGCGAGGGCAAAGGTGCCGAAGCGTTCGTTCCGTTGCCCGGCCCCAATCGTGGCATCCCCGTCGAGTTCAAGTCGATGCCGAGTGGCGGGAACATCGTCGTCAACTTCTCGCCCAACATCTCGGCACTCGACGGCGCGAGCGTGCGCGACCTGCTCGTGCGCGAGGGCAAGGTGATCGGCGATATCGTGGCGAGCGAGATCGCAACAGGAAGCAACCGTGGACTGACGGACATCGTGCGCGGGCGCGCGTGAGAGAGTGTGACCTATGACGGCCAACTCAAGCCTCCTCGGCACCTACCCTACGAACGACAGCTTCGACGCTGGCCCGACGACTCTGGACTCGGGCCAGTTGTCTGGCTTCTATTCGCGCTTCGAGCCGTGGAGCGCGAACCTGATGTTCGGTGCTAACACCTTCTGGCAGTTCACCACAGGCAACGAGATCTACGCGCTATCAGGTGCCGACATCCACAACGGATTCTTCGGCACGGTCGGCACGGGCACTGGTGCGTCGTACTTGCCCGCGGGCCCAGTCGCCGCGACCGCGTCGAATGTGTACACGAACGGTGCGCTGTGCGGCTTCCAATACCGCGACTACTCGGTGGCCGATGTCGATGTGCGCGCGAGCTTCCGATTCAGCCAGCGCGAGAGCGCGACTCAATCGACGGTGGCCGCTGGTCGCTTCGGCTTCGCCGTGGCGGCTCGGCTCAACGGCACAATCCTCAACTCGGGCACGACCAACACGAGGATGGGCAGCATCAACGGCTACATCTTCGGGCTCTTTGGCGGTGCCGGCACGGGCGGCACGGTGCTCGATGTGCGCTATCTGCTGATCAAGGTCTCGGGCGGCACGCCGACTGTGGTCGCCAACTCGATCGGCTTTGGAACGACCGCGCCCCTGTTCCCCGCCGGCACGAACCCTGACCGCGTTCTCAAGCTGACCTGCGTCACCTCGGGCGGCAATGTCGTGCTGACGGGCTATACGATCGCGGCTGACGGCACGGCGACACAGGTCGTGACTTACACCGACTCTAGCTCTCCGATCACCGCAGCGGGCCGCACAGGCTTCATCCTGTCGGTCGAGAACTCATCGCACACGACACCCTCGGGCCCGATGTGCCACCTCTGCAACTGGTTCGAGGTGCGCCCGAACGGCGGCAGCGTGGTGCTGCGCGACCAGTGGGAACGATTCCTGCCGATGGGCGGCGTGATCCGTTCGACGATTCCCACGAGCGTGATCTTCCAGCACTCGCTGACCAAGCACTCGATGATGAACGGCTGGGTCGGTGACAGGAACAGCTACAACTCTGCCGGCACCCAAGGGTACGAGGGCTCGCTGATTCCTGACTCGGCTAACAATCGAATCAAGAGCGCGTCGCTCGGCAACCTCCAGCAGGTCTACTCGTTCTCGCAGCGCATCGCCACGGACGCCCAGTTCCACGACCGTCAAGCGTCGATCACCTTTGAGAACGCTGGATCGACGGTCGCGCGTCAGGCCGGCGTGATGGTGTACGGCACGCCCGGCACATCGGACTACACGCAGGCTCTGTACAAGATCCCGAAGTGCTACTTGTTGCAAGTTGTCTACAACTCCGGCGGCACCTTCGACCTGAAGCTCTACCGCGTGCGTGGTGACATCCCCGGCTTCACGCTGCTGGCGACGAAGACTGGCCTCGCGGGTCTCGCGTTGGGTACGGCCTTCACGCTGCGGCTATCGGCGCAGACCCTGACGGTGCCGACACCTGAGACGGGCTATGTCGCGCTGAAGTGCTACATCGGCGCAACGCAGCAGACATGGGATGCGGCGGCTGGCCTCTACAGCCAGTTCGAGATCCAGTCGGACGGCACGGTCGTGGATCGCGGCACGAATCGCATCTACTCGGGACTGGGTCAGGGCATCCAGTTCTCGTCGGCGAATGTTGCCACGGCCAATATGTTCTTTGACTCGTGGGCCGCGGCGGCTGGGGATGCGGCCTACACCGAGCCGGGACAAGATCAGGCGACGATTGCCGTGGCCGCAGAGGATGACTCGGCCTCGGGCACCTTCACCGTGCCTTATGACTGGGGCTCTTCGGAGGAGTCGTTGTGGACGGTGAACGATCACCGCTTCGACAGTGAGCACAGGTATGTCGGCTTGGTGCAGTCGCGCACTCGCACGACCTACACGATCGGCAACAACGCAGCGACGAGCAGCGAGATCACAACGCTCAAGGCGTTCTACACTTCGCACCGTGGCGTGCAGATTCCGTTCTCGTGGACAAACCCGAAGGGCACGAGCGTGACCGTGCGCTTCACGAACGACACGCTGGCGATCGAGCAGTTGACCCCGAGTGTGTATCGTTGGAGTTGCACGCTTGAGGAGGTGCTCTCCGAATGACTAGTCCCATCACCGATGTGATGACGGCACGCAGCCGTCAGTTGAACGAGCAGTACCCTTGGGTCTGGCTGTACGAAGTCGAGGTGCCGACGACACCGCCGACTCGTTATCGGCTCACGAACTACGACCAGACGATCACCTTTGGCGCGGCGAGCGACGGCACGCCTCTGGACTACACGCCGTTCCCCGTTGTGCAGTCGAATGTGGAGCAGAACGCCAGCGGCGACCTGCCCCAGATCCAGCTACAACTCAGCAACGAATCGCTGCTGGTAAAGTCGATCCTTGAGAACTACGACGGCTTGGTCGGTCAGCCGATCGTGATCAAGCTCGTGCATTCGCTAGAGCTCGGCAACCCTGCATCGGCTCTGCGGTTCGACGGGCAGATCGTGTCGTGCACGGCGACCTTTGACCGCGTCTCTTGGAACATCTCGGCGTTGTCGCTGACTCAGGCCGCGCTGCCGGGCCAGCGATACATCCGCAACCACTGCCGATTCCGTTACGGCGACGAGCGATGCGGCTACGACTTGAACAACGGCACGCTCGCCACGGCTCACCCGTCGTGCCCCAAGACTCTCGACGCGTGCGAACTGCGTGGCGATGCAGAAGAGGCGGCGGGCCTTGAGCGTCAGCATCCTGCACGCTTTGGCGGTTGGCCGGGCATCCCGCGTCAGGGTCGCAGGTGATGCGAGCCCGCTAGAATGCGGGCATGAGAGCTGGCCTAAATAGATTCAACGAACGCACGAGCCGGCGTTCGCTTTACGCTGACCTGCTGCGCGCACCCTACAAGGAGGGTGGCCGCGATCCCAAGACGGGCATCGACTGTCTCGGCGTGGTGTGGGAGATCCTGCGTCGCATCCACGGCGACGAAGTGTTGCATCGCTTCACGGACTACCCCGTCACGCTCGCGCCGGATCCCGAGGCGAGTGCTTTGCGTGCGCACTTGTACACGCTGCGTGACGACTGGGTGCTCTTATCGAACGACGAGATCTGCTACAGCAAGTCGCGCGTCGGGGATGTGGTGTTGCAGATGATCGGTTCAGCACACGACACGCCCCATGTGTCGGTTGTGGTGTGGAATACAGAGCCAGTGACGCTGCTGACGGCGCACCGAGCGCGAGGAGTTGTGGCCGTGCCTGCACGCCAAGCTCAGAACATCGTGGCCGTCTACCGCTTGAGGGAGTGAAAGATGATCGAAGTCGTACTCATCACGAATGTGTTTTCGGGCGCGCGTCACGCGCAGCGACTGACGATCGACCGTCCTCGTGCAGCGGTGTGTGATCTTCTGCCGGATGAGTGGCTGAAGCACAAAGACCATGTGATGGCCGTGCGTGGCGTGCAGCGTCTCGACTGGGATCAAGAGGTGGCATCTGGCGACCGCATCGCTCTTGTGATGGTGCCTCGTGGCCTTGAGGCCGCGACGATCGCACTGCTGAAGACGGCACTCATCATCAACACGATCGCGTTCGTGGTGATGCGTGCTTTGATGCCGAAGCCACCGCGCCAGCGCGAGGACAACTCCTCGGCGGTGTACGGATACAACGGCATCGAGCCGTCACGCGTCGAGGGTGAGCCGATCCCCTTGTACTACGGCGAGATCCGTGTCGGCGGCCAGATCATCAATGAGTTCGTCGAGGACTACGGCGCGAACGGTTCGCGGTATCAGGCACTGGTGAGCCTTGGCGAAGGGCCGCTGGAACAGATTGCCGGCCAGACCGAGGACACCTCGGTGCCGTTGTCCACGGACGGCGTAAGCCAGATCCCTCGGTTCAAGGTGTACCTGAACGATACCGACGCGTCGGAGCTCGACGATGTGCAGGTGCAGGTGCGTATGGGCACGCTGGAGCAGACCCCGTGCGAAGGCTTCGAGTTCGCCACGAGCACAGTGGCGATCGACACGGAGCTTGCCAACCCGACGACCACGGCAGCGACTTCCAGCGAAGCCGTCATCGACTACTCGAACCCAGTCAACCTTGCCGGCACATCTACGAGCGCGAACTCGACATGGACGACGGCGGGCGTGACCTACTCGACCACGGTCGAGGCCGAGGGCGCGGTGATCAAGGTGTTGCTGCCCGAGGGCGCAAGCTACACGAACGACGACGGCTCGCTCTCGCCGATCAACACGGGCGTGGCGGTGCGCTACATCGAACTCGACGGCGGCGGGTTGCCGATCACGACGGGCGGACAGGACAGCGACGGGTATGTGCGCCTGCGTCCATTCCGCTTCTACAAGAAGTTGGCACCGGGCACGGCCTACGATATCAGCATTCCTCTGTACGACCCGCAGACCTACACGCGCCCAGCAATCCAGAACTGCGCGAGCTTCAACTCGGGCGGCGCGATCTACTACACGGTGTCTGGTTCGGTATATAGCCTGCCGAACCCGTACCTCAACAGAACGACGGGCCTGACCGTACCCGCTGGCGGGCCAGTGTGGACTTCAACTGGTGCGGCTGAGTCGTTCACAGTTGAGTGCTTCTTCTTCCCTCGAACGCTAAACCTAGTCACCACTAACCTTGCACTGTACTTGGCGGCAACGCTCGTTGCTCAGAATCCAACGGACACAGAGTGGGTCAAGTTGTCTGGCACTGGCTCGCAAGGATTCACGCTAGGCCATGTCACAAAGACCTACAGCCCGCAGGCTGGACAGACGGTGTCTCGTCGCGTGCCGTACATCTCGTTCGGCGGCGTGCAGTTCACAGACTCAGGACTTGATGCCGCGTACACGGTGGGCTCGTTCATCGTGTCCAATATTCCATCGACCTCTGACGATTATGTCTCATATCGTCTCGTCGCTTCTGGAACGCCGGGCTCAAACGGCGTAGCGGCCGTTGCAGATGATTCCAAGCGCACGGCCTTCTACGGTTGGCAGCACTGCGTGGCAACCTACGAGAAGGACGCGGACGGTGTGGGCCGTCATCGCGTGCGCCTCTACGCGAACGGCGTGAAGATTGTGGATCAGGTGACATCGACCAGCGTCACGCTGCCGAACTTGTCCACCTGCTCGTTGACTCTGCGCGGCCCCGGCACGCATGGACGATTGTCCAATGTCGCCATCTACAAGGGCGTGATGGATCCAGCCACGGTGCTGAACCAGTACAACAACGGCAACGGTCGCACCTCTATCCAGACCGACTTGTTCCCCGTTGTCTTCTACAAGTTCGCGTCGAGTGGTGCCCTTCTCACGGACTCTTCGGGCAACGGCAACACACTCACGAACAACGCAGTCACGACCGTCGGTGTGACATCGACGAGCGGCGGCGCGATCATCCCCGCCGACACGGCCAACACCGCCACGGTCAAGAAGTCCAAGTACAAGATCGAGGTGCTGCGTCAGTTCAAGAACTCGACCAGCACGCGCATGGCCGATGCACAACGCTGGCAGACTCTGCGCCTGTTGGACTTCGAGCCGTTCTCGTATCCGACCGCGCCTCTCTTGGCAATCAGTTCACGCGCGACAAGTGAGCTCAACGGCAACATCCCGCGCGTCACGAGTGTGATCAAGGGCAAGAAGGTGCCGGTGTGGGATGGTACCTCGATCCAGTTCCCGACCTTCGACAGCACCTTCAGCAAGTGCCCCGCGTGGATCGTGATGGATATGTTGCTGGATAAGAACTGGGGACTCGGCAACATCTTCGCCAACACCGACATCGACATTCAGTCGTTCAAGGAGTGGGCCGACTACTGCGACGAAGTGATCTACAACCAGAGCGGCTACACGGTCAGCTACTCGGCCACGACCACGGCTGGCGGTCTGGTGTTCAACGACATCTTCTACAACTCCTCGAACACCGCCTACTCGAACTTGGCGACGATCGAGTTCGAGTGCCCCGTGGATAGCGTGCCCAGCACGGTGAGAGTCGGGGACTACATCGGCATCTACGGTGCGCCCGTTGTTCCGACCTACGCGGACTACAACAACACGAGCGCGGCTGGTGGTTACGAGATCCTCGACATCGTCTCGACTGCGACCAAGGATGTGATCATCTGCCACTACGACCTCGCGTCCGCGCCGTGGAACGATGTCAGCTACTGGTCAGCCGTTCTCTCTGTGGCAACGCTCACGCCCGCCGGCACGATTCAGGGTCGCCATCCGCGCTTCGAGTTCGACGGTGCCGTGGATACGCAGCGTCCCGCGTGGGAAGTCATCCTCGACATCTGCAAGACCGCGCGTGCCGTGCCGATCCGCATGGGCCGCAGGATCAAGGTGTCGGTGTACAAGCCGCGCCCAGTTGTCGATCTCGTCGGCCTCGCGCAAGTCGAGCGTGACAGCTTCCAGATCGACTACCTCAGCCCGCAGACACGATTCAATCAGATTGAGGTCGGCTTCCTTGATCGTGACCTAAACTACGAGCGGTCGATGATCTCTGCCGAGCACTCGTCGATTCAAGGCACCACGGATTCAGGGCTCCTGCGCCGGAGGCAAGTCACGCTCGACGGCGTGGTTCGTCGGGCGCAGGCCGCGCGCGAAGCTCAGTTCCTCCTGAACATGGAGCACTTGGTGCGCCGGCGTGGACGCTTTACGGGCAGCGTGGATCTGGTCGGCCTTGAGCCGCTGGATGTCGTGCAGATCGCGCACGATGTGATCGACCGTGGAGTATCGGGCCGCGTCTCGACGGACTCGGCAACCACGAGCGAGATCTACCTCGACCGTGCCGTCACGCTGGCGGCTGCTACGACCTACAAGATCCTGCACCGTTCGGCATCCGCGCCGACTGGCTTCGAGCCCGAGGAGCGCACGATCTCTACCGCGGCTGGCACCTACTATGTCGGCACCGCGCTGGCCGTCTCGACTGCGTTCTCGTACACGCCGACGAAGGACGATGTGTACATCCTGAGCGTGGACGGCGACAGCTTGCTGGCCCAGATCGACAGCATCACGCTCACGCCCGACCTCAAGCGTGAGGTGTCCTTCACCGAGTATGTCGAGGCGGCGTTCGATGTCGAGCTCCCGAACGAGACCCCAGACATCACGGACGAGTTCCTGACGGCATCGGCACCTGCGCTCGGCTCGTCGAGCGTGCCGCCGATCGTGGACGATGTGAGAGTCGAGGAGATGGTGATGCGTGGCCCCGGCGGCGCGCATCAGCCGAGGCTGCTGGTGACTTGGTTGTTCGACTCCGACAGCGACCAGACCGCCGGCTTCGACATCTGGCTGGCCCTTGAGGACGGCTCGAACACGAACACTCGCGACTACACCCTGATCTCGACGGCCAGCGGTGCCGCCAGATCGGCTGTGCTGGTCTTGGACAACGCGCTGGTCGGCAAGACCTACACGGTGGCGGTGACGGCCAAGAGCGCGTCTGGGGCCGCGCGCACGCCTTCCCGCGCAGCCAAGGCCAGCGTGCGCATCATCGGCAAGTCGCCTCCGCCCAGCGCGCCGGCGTGGGACTCGGCGTACCCTGCCGTGATGGATGGCGAACAGGCCACCTATCGGGTGGTGCCAGCATCGCTGGAGCAGGGCTCGACGATCGAGATTCGGCGTGGTGGCTGGATCCTCGGCCAGCGTGTCGGCGCGGTGCCGACCGACACGGGCAAGCTCGGGCCAACGCCGAACTGGGCCTCGGCTGTGAACACTTCGTTGTCGGCGTTCAATCACCTGCATGGACTCAACTTGCCGGGCGCGCAGTTGGTTGTGCGTGCGATCTCCAACAAGGGCAAGTACTCGGCGGCTGATGTCATCGAGTGGGCACCGCGTGTGATCGACGCGGAGAGCGTGGTCGATAGCGGCAACAACACCTACTACACGCGAAGCTGGGAGGACTACGGCATCGGGTGGCGACGCTCGGGTGCGGTGTTCCCGAACGCAACGCTGACTGGTTGTCAGGTGACGACGAGCACGCTGTTCCCTCAGGGCTACCTTGAGTTCAGCCGCTCGAACTTGACGGCCACCTACACCACGGCCACCCATGTCATCCCGATCGACCAGCGCGCAGAGTGGTGGTACAACTCGGCCTACGCAACCGTCGAGCAGATCTGGCCGACGACATGGGCCGATGCCACCTACGGCTGGGACGATGTCGGCCAGCAGTGGACATGGGAAGGGCCGCTGAACACGCTGGAGAACGGCGACGACCCGGGCCGCGTCACCTTGATCATTGAGACGAAGACTGTGGACGAGAACGGCGTGGAGTCGGATTGGTCGCAGTTCACTCCGGGCAAGGTGCGCGGTATCTACGCGTACTGGCGATTGACGATGACGCGCCCGAGCACGGCGTACAACATCCGCGTGTATCACTTCGCCACGCAGTTGCTACGCATCCCGCGTCAGCGGTTCGAGCGCAGTGGCTTACAATACTTCGCAGAGCACCAGATCTTCGGGAGAGCATAAACGATGGCACGCGGCGATATCACCACTGGATACCTGTCGGGACAGACCGATGGGAAGAACATCCTGATCACTGCGACCACGAGCGGTGGTGCGCAGACGATCCACACCGTGGCCTCGGGCACGACGACGCTGGACTTCATCACGATCGAGGCGTGCAATGTGAACGCGTCGCACGCGACCAACGGACTCTACTTGTTGATGGGTGGCACGACGGTGCCCGATGATGTTATCCACATCGACCTCAGCCACGGCGAAGGTGCGGTGATGATTCAGGATCACCGACTCATGCAGAACGGCATGATCATCAAAGCCTATGCAGACAACGCGTCAGGCATTGTGGTGTACGGCTACTACCAGAGGTACACGGTATGAGTCGTTATCAGACCGACCTCAAGAAGCCGAAGGGCGGCGGCGGTGGTGGCGGTGGTAGCGGCACGGTCACGAGTGTGGCCTTGTCAGCACCGACTGGCCTGACCGTCGGCGGCTCGCCCGTGACGAGTAGCGGCACGCTCGCGCTGACCTTCACCGCCGGCTACTCCATCCCGACGACATCGAGCCAGACGAACTGGGACACCGCGTATACCGACCGCCTGAAGTGGGACGGCGGAGCGACGGGTCTGACCGCGAGCACGGGCCGCACGAGTCTTGGGCTCGGCGGTGCGGCTGTGCTGAATGTCGGCACCAGTGCCGGCACGGTCGCGGCTGGTGACGATTCGCGCTTCACGACTGACCTCGGCTACACCGCAGCGACGCGCGTGCTCACGAGCTCGACGGGTGCAGATGTGACGCTGCCGTTGTTTAGCTCGACGGACGCGGGCCTCGTGGGTGCGAGCGGTGGTGGTACAAGTAACTTCCTCAGGGCTGACGGCACATGGGCCGCGCCCGCTGGCGGTGGTGGCGGTGGACTAAGTCAGCCGCAGGTCATGGGCCGCATGGCCTTTGGGGGCTTCTGATATGGCGATCACACTCGACGCAACAACCAAGAGTCTCGACCTCACGACTAGCTCGACCGCGGACATCGACTACGCAGTGTCGTATGTGGACATGACGACCTCGGCGTTCACGCCGGGCGACGGTCACGGCACGATCAACACGGCGGGTACAACCGTGATTGTCGCTGCGCCCGCATCGTCAACCCAGCGCGGCGTAAAGTCAATCTCAGTCTTCAATCGTCACGCGACTGCGGCCAACACCGTGACGGTGAAGAAGGATGTCAGCGGTACCGAGTACATCTTGTTCAAGGCCACGCTCTCTGCTGGTGAATCCTTGCAGTGGAATGACGGCGGCGAGTGGGGTGTCTTCGACGAGGCTGGCCGACGCAAGACAAGCGTGCCGCAAGATGTCGCCATTCGTGGACGCATCATGCCGATCTTCAAGACAAGCACGGCATCGGATGCGACTGGTTACTGGTACAGCTACTGGAAGGACACGGGCTTCCCCGGCGCGTGGTCGCCGGGCACTCCGGGTGTCAACGGTCGAGTGACCGATGGCACGACCGCTGCGGATTCTGGGTCGCTTCCGATCTGGACACCGACTGGCAACTTGTTCGTTTCGAAGGCATCGCTGAACTCCAGCGTGCTGCACTCATTCTGGATTTACGATGTGATGTGGGTGAACACGGGCTTGTCGGTTACACAGACAACGGCTCAGAGCTTCACGATGCCCACGCTCCCCGCTCGTGACTTCAACGGCACGACAAATGGCGAGGGCTGCATGGTTGGACTGGTCACGACGACCGCCAATACCAACGGTTCGATCATCAACATCAGCACGATCAGCTACACGAACTCAGACGGCACGGCAGGTCGCACAGGCAGGCTGTTCAACCTCGTCGGCTCGCAGATCCCGGCGACTCCAGTCATCGGAACGACCGTATGGTTCGAACTTCAGGCTGGCGACAACGGCGTGCGCTCTGTGCAGTCGATCACGCTGGGCACATCCCTCGGCGGTGGAGCGATCTCTCTGATCATTGCTCGCCCCATCGTGCAGATCTCGCCGGCCTTGGCGAATGTCGCCACCAACTTTGACTACGACGCGCCCGGCATCCGTATCTACAACGGTAGCACCTTGCTGCTATTCGCCAAGACCTCAGCAACCACAGCAACCAGCGTCAACGGTTCGCTTGTGATCACGGAACGCTGACCATGCCGACCTACGACTTCGGTGACGGTGCTGGCCCTGTGCCGGCGCATCAGCACATCAACGGCGGCGGCTGGGTGGCTGACACTGCGGTCGTCGATGACGCAGTGTGGATCGACTCGACGGCCAAGGTCTACCAGAACGCATGGGTGTGTGGCGACGCGTGGATCTACGAACAGGCTCATATCCGCGGCAACGCGTTCGTCGATCATGAGGCGCAGTGCTTCGGCAACTGCGTGGTCGAAGGCACAGCGCGCGTAGATGGTGAGTCGCGCATCTACGGCAACGCTGTCATCCGTGGAGCATCGGAGCTCTACGGCTGCACCTTCATCGGCGGCAACCAAGTCGTCGAAGACGAGATCCTCCACGACGAGCAGAGATCATGAGCACAATCACCACAGCCATCACCACGATCGCATCGACCGACACCGTCTCGGCCAGCCGTTCGACGATCAACACCAACTTCGCGCTGCGCCAGTCGAAGAACATCCGTACGCTCGCGGACGCCGACACGCCCTACACGATCGTCGAGGGCGACGACTGCGTGCTGATCAACTCCACGGCGACCGTCGTGCAGGTGTATCTACCGCCGGCAGCCGATGTGCCCAACCGCGTGTTCACCGTAATGACGACCCTCGCCACGGGCGGCGGCGGCGAGTTGTTCGGGGACGGCACCGAAGAGATCAACGGCAGTAACACCTACGGTCTCTACACGCTGCACGACTCGGTGACCGTTATCAGTAATGGGACAGCGTGGTTCATCATTTCCGCGATGCCGTAGTCCTGACGCATACAGCCGCTGCGCATTGATCTGGGAGAGGTCAGACTTGGGCACATGAAGCCCAGCCTGATCTCTTCTGCTTTGTTGCACGCACTTGCGGCGGCGTGCTTCGCCTTCGCTGCTTCTTCTTGCTCGATCCTTGGCAGCAATCCCAAGCTCGTCGGCTCTGTGACGGTGGCCTCTGACGACCTCAGCACCGGCGCGCTCGCTCGCTTCGACGGCGACACGCTGGTCGTCATCGCCCGTGCCGACATGACGATCGAGCTCTACGAGAAGCCCGACGAACCTGTGCTCGGGCCGCTCGTAGTCGAGTCGGGCTATGTGTTCGTGTGGTCACGCTCCCGCGACGAGATCATCCGCCAGAAGATCCACGAGCCCTTGGCCGCGTGGGTGCGTGAACAAGGTGTTTTGCGTCCGGGCGAAGCCGAAGCACTCGGCCTCGTGTGGTTCGACACGCAGCCCTGATCTTCGAGGACACGCACGATGGAACGCCTACTTCTTGCCATCCTCATCACTTACACCGTCGCGGCCTGCGCCACGGGTGCCGACATCAAGGAGCTCGGCTGGTCGGTGGACAAGCGTCTCTCGCTCGTCGAGGTCGAGGTCGCCGACCTACACAGCGAATCAGCCGACCGCGCCGAGGTTGAGAAGCGATTCGCTGAGGCACGCGAAGACTACGAGAACGAAGTCGAGCGCATCGACAACAAGGTCGAGCAGCGTGTCGAGGATCTCGGCGGCTCCATCTCTGGCATGGTCGGCTTGCCTGAGACGATCGGCATCGCCATCGCGTCGATGATCGCCACATGGCTGGGCCGTGACTACACGCGCAAGAGGGCTCTCGTCAGTACGACACGGGGAGGTGAGCGGTGAGCCTTCTGGTAGACGAGACAGCGGCAGTCGCATCGGATTCAGTGACGACGCTTGTGAGTCACGCTGGTGATATCGGTGCAGTCGGAATCCTTGCCATCATCGCGGTCTTCGTCTACCGCTTCCTCCCACGCATGGTCGAGCGTGCGATGGATGAACACCGCCGAAGCGTCGAGCAGTTCGCGGTGCAGCTACGACTTGAGCGTGAGCTCTTCGAGCGACAGATCGCAGCCGAGCGTGACGCGTGCCGTGAGCAGTTCGAGCTCTTGCTGGAAGCATCGAAAGAACACCGAGACGCTGTGCTCACGGCCATGCAACGGCTTGAGCGGTTCAGGTGATTGATGACCAAGAAGAAGAACGCGCTGCCCTTAGTTCTGGAGATTGAGCAGGGGCCGTCGGGCTCTTGGTTCTGGCGGTTGCGCGCCAGCAACAGCAAGGTGCTGGGCTTCAGCGAGATGTTCTCGACGCACTACATGGCACGCCGTGCGGCCCTTCTTGTCCTCGATCACATGGTGCCGAACACCAAGTTGATCGACCGGCGAACTGAAGAGACGAAGAGACTGTAGGTGGTAGGCGCGGTGGGACTTGAACCCACGACCGAGCGGGTATAAGCCGCTGACTCTGACCGACTGAGCTACGCGCCCGTGTGCTAGAATCACAACCGTGATGCAGCCGCTACTTTGCGGATAGCGGCAGTTCAGTTGTTGGGGGCCGTGCGTTGGGGGGTCAGACCATCGCACGGCCTTTTCACTTGGTGCTACTTCTTCGGCGTGAATATTCGAGCGCAAGCCATCGCGATCAGCGCGGCATCGGTGAGACCAGAGTCGGCGGACTTCGACCGCACGGGCATCATCGGGAACAGTTCGCGTGCAACCACAAACGAGGTCTGCTTCTTGTCGATCGACGGCCTGCCGGCAAACGCGACGCGTTGCCACGCCTGCGGCTTGATCTTGTGGCACGGTGCCGAGGTGGCGGCGATCGCGCCGAGCCAAAGACCGTAGCCGACGCCGAACCTGAACATCGACACCACGCCCTGTCCGGGTGCCGCTGCGACATCCTCGATGCAGAACCTGACCGTGTTCCCGTCTTGCCCGTAGAACTCGGCCAGCGAGCTCACAAGCGATCCCAGCGTTCGTTCGTCGTACTGAGCCTTCGCGCCGGCGGTGCCCTCGATGATCGGGGTGCGGTGACAGCCCTTGAAGGTCATGCCGTCTTCGAGCACAACCAAGCCACCGTGCAAGCCGGGGTCGATCCCTACCCAGTAAGTCTTCACGCGCCGACCTTCTTGGTCAGGCGAAAGAATCGGCGGGTCTCCATGCTGAAGACCTCGAAGCAGCCGTGACAGATCGGGCCGCGGTGGAACACTTGATCGTCGGGCATCTCCCAGTACGCGTACGGCAGCGTGCGCGTCTGAAGGCTCTGGCAGCGCGTGCGCTCACACTTGCGCCCATCTGTAGTCAAGTCATCCCAGCGTAGGAACGCGATCGTGTGGCGGGCCTCCACGGCCTCCTCACGGTGGAAGCCGGCGTGGCATTCGTGGCACAGGAGGTGGATCGGAAAGGTGCTGGCGGTCGAGAGACCGAAGACGCGCTCGGGCGCGTAGTGGTGCCGCTCCAGCTTCTTCGACCGTTCACCGCAGACTTGGCACGAGGGGCTCATCCACTAGTCCTCGTGGTCTTCGCCGAAGGTGGTCTCCTCGAAGCCAGCCTGCATCTCGGCTTCCGACTGGCCGATGATCTGCTGCATCTGGCTGGGGCTGCACACGAACGCGGCACCCTCTTTGGTCGCGTACAACCAGCGGCCATCAGGCGACGGCTTCGACTGCCCAGTCATCCTGCGCATCGCGTCCAGCTTCATCGGCCCCGGCATCGAGGCCAGAGCCTGACTCCATCGAAGATTCGCCAAGGAGTACACGCGTGATCCACAGAGAGGGCAGTGCTGGCTCATGATGCCGATCTTAGCAGGCCAGCCTTGTGCATCATGATCCTCGCGCGTCGTTGCATGAACGCCTGCGCCTGCGGCTGCACGAAGTCCACGCTATGGCCCATGAGCCCGAGCAAGTGCTGCATCATTCGCAGATGCTTGAAGTGGCGAGCAAGCGTGCGTGCCTTGATCTTCGACGACACGAGCATCGCAGTGATGCCGTCGAGGTGGCCGTCGATGATCTCAAGACGCACCATCAAGTCACGACTGCCCTTGCACACGCGTCCACCTGACAGCCTGAACTTCGCGGGCTGGCGCGAGAACGGCAAGCCACGCAGTGCGCTCATGTCGTAGAACATCTCGAAGGCCAGCGGCGAGAGAGTCGGGTAGCGTCGATCCATGAGAAGAGGGAGCGCGAGAGTAGGACTTCCACCCACATCTCCGCGCAGCGGAATGCTAGTTGTTTGCACCATCTCGCGCTCCTATTCGGGCAGACTCTCGGGTGTCTGAGCTTGTGCCTTCTCCAGCGTATACGCGCGCAACAGCACCGCGTAGTTGATGAGATCGACGAGCGTGTCTTCGAGGCTCTCGTCCTTCACCTTGAGCTCGCCGTTCTTTGTGAACTGCGCGAGGCGTGACATCTTGTCGGTCATCCGCACGAGCACGCCCTGCTCGACGCTGCACAGGCCGAACGCCTCGCACTGCCTGAGATTGTGGAACGGGTCGGCCACGCCAGCGTAGTCGTGGTTCTTGGCCTGCATCAAGCGGTACGCCTTGTCCGTGAGGTGCTGGTGCAGATCGAGTAGCTGCGTGCGGTGCATGGAGAAGGTGGGGTCGAGTGTTGCATGAAAGCCTCGCCAGCACACTCGACCCCGTAGTGCCGACCAAGGTCACTGGAGCCGCTGGCGAGTTGTTCGGGGTGTTGAGTGCAGCCTGTCAACTGCACCCAACACGACGGTCGTCACTGTGACTTCCGCTCAGTCGATTGTAGCTTTTCGACTTCGGCGATGCGCTCGCCAATCCAGCGCATGACGGGCACGGCCATGCTGTTGCCGAGTGCCTTGTAGCGCGGCCCATCAGGCGTGTCCTTACCGCGAGGACGGATGTCGGTGTAGCCGTCTGGGAAACCTTGCAGACGCTCGCACTCCACGGGCGTGAGACGACGGACTTGCATGGTCGTAGCCACCGCCATCTGCCCTCCCCCGTTTGCGTGACTGCCAGCGTGACCCATCGCTCGCAGAGTCGGAGCGATGTCGGACGCAGCATCAGCACCATGATCTTTTGCGCTGAATGCAATCGGCTGCATCACTGCCGGGTACCCTTGGCCCGGCTTGCCGCCGCCTACTTTTAAGCTGCCAGCCGTGTCGCTGAGAGTTACCTCTGCCCTTTGGTTTTCATGGAACGCCACCGCGTGCTGCGCCCCAGCGGATCGGAGCGTGTACATTGGATCGTTGGACTCGCCAGTTCCCGTCATTTGCTTGTCGCGCAGTTCCTTGTTGATACACATCCCATTGATTGGGTACGCCGTTGCAGATGACATCACACTAGTCACGACAACATTCGACGGCTCACTGAAGCTGTTGTCTACTTGCTTTGCATAGCTTCTAGTAATCGCTGGTGATGGATCACGCACGGGGTCTTGTCGTCCACTTGGATTGACGGAAACAGGCAACAAGTTGCAAGTTTCCGAGTCGTACCTGTAGCCCTCGCCTCGCGTGATGCACTTTGCCGTGATCAAGTGGCCGGCTCCTGCGTTCTGTCCTGTGTGGGCGTTGATGTTGCAATCAATCGCGCCAACTACATCGGCGACTAGATGACCTGCCTGTGCATTCTGCGCCCGTTGGGCATTGATCCTGCAATCAATCGCGCCAACTACATCGGCTCCGCTTCCACTACTGATCGCAGCGCGCTTTCCAGACTCGGCGGCAGAGCCTTCCCACGCTTGTCTGCGCGGCGCAGGATTCCGGCGCAGGCTTTCGCGCTCAAAAAGAACCGCCGCGGCAGGACGCCAGTCTCCAAGGTAGCCAACAAAGAACACTCTTCTACGGCGTTGGGCGACTCCGAAGAACTGAGCGTCCAGCACTCTGTAGGCATACCCATACCCGAGTTGGCCCAACGCCCCGAGGAAGGAACCAAAGTCTCGTCCTCCCGCGCTGGACAAAACACCGGGGACATTTTCCCAGACGATCCAGCGAGGGCGTAAGCGTGCAGCCAGTCGGACAAACTCAAGGGTGAGTTGACCACGCTCGTCATCCATTCCTCGCCGGAGTCCTGCAACGCTGAATGCTTGGCAGGGAGTTCCTCCGACCAGAAGGTCAACTGCTCCAGATTCAATGTTCCACTCTTCATGCTTCGTCAAGTCTCCAAAGTTCGGTGTGCCGGGGTAGTGGTGTGCCAATACCTGTGACGGGAACTTCTCGATCTCGGCGAACCCTACAGGTTGCCAGCCCATGTGATGCCATGCGACCGTTGCGGCCTCGATGCCCGAGCAGATGGACAAGTACCTCATGGCAACTGATCCCGTAGCTCGTCGATGACGGCATCCTCGTCGATCCACACAACGATGACTCTCTGCATGAGCTCGGCGCACTGCTCCTCGTCGAGCGTGTCAACATTCACACCAGCGAATCGCTTGCCGTCGCCGGCGACAACTTCGCGCAGTGCTTCGCGTGCTTCGTCCTCGTCATCGAATCCGAGCACAGTGGACTCGATAACCTGAGATGCCTGCACCGTGCAGTCGATCACAAAGCCGAACTGCTTAACTTGGATCTCGCCGTCGATCTCCTCGCCGCGCTCCTGATACGGTTGCTCCAGCCAGTCTTGGTACTTGCTCATCTTGCTTTGCTCCGTGTGCCAGTGGTGATGACGAAGAAGATGATCAGCACGACAGCCACGCACAGCAGCGCGCCGATGAAGACCATCTCCCCCAGTCGTCTCATGGGCTACTTCGCCATCTCCTTCTGCGCCTTGGTGTTGTCGAACACCCAAACGACTCCTGACACCCGAGTATCTGCGTACACGCAAGCCTCCTCGAACACACGAGCGTTGCTGATCACGCGCGCGTTGCCGAACACACGAGCCTTGTCGTACACCCAAGCCTCGTTGAGTACACGAGCGCGGTCGTACACCTGAGCGTCGCCAAACACATGAGCGGTGCCGTACACCTGAGCATGACCGTACACCTGAGCGTTGTTGGATACACGACCACGGTCGAACACCCACGCGCTGCCGAACACCTGTGCGTTCTCGAATACCCGAGCGTTGTCGTACACCTGAGCATTGTCGTACACACGAGCGTTGCCGAACACCCGAGCAGCGCAGGACACTCCCGCGCCGCCATACACCCAAGCATCACCATACACACAAGCGTTGTGGCACACGAAAGCGTCGTGATACACCCGAGCATTGTCGGACACATAAGCATTGCCGAACACCCGAGCTCCACGGCCAATGAACGCAGTCTCAGCGACCGTTGCAGTATCGGCCACCCAGCCCCCACCGTTCGGGTGTTGATGAGCAGGCACAGGGCCGTTGCCGTCGTCGAAGTCGTAGGTCGTGCTCACTTGCTCATCTCCTTCGCGTCCATCACGGCGTTGAAGGCCGCGACGGCAGCAGGCAGTCGAGAAGCGTTGGGGTGATCCGAGGAGATGGCGAACTCAACCTCGTCAACCCCTTGTAGCCAGAAAGATGCCCCCCCAAAGTCAAAAACATGGGCAACGAGTTTGACGCGATGCGTAGCGGAAATGCGAACCGATGTTTGTACGGTATAGTCGCTCACTTGCTCATCTCCTTCTGCACCTTGGCCCAGTAGCCGAGCGTCGCCTTCTTCGTGTGACCTTTTGGCCCACCGTTGTGCACGCGGGCCAGCGTCTCCCAGTCCTTCGACTCCAACGCTTTCGGAGCGTAGCGCGCGAAGTAGGCCAGCATGGTCTGCTCACTGTAGGCGTGGCTCGTCGAGCAGTCCTCGTACTTGCCCGTCTTCATCCGGGCGTCAGCGTGATACGCACGCTGGATCTGGTACGGGCCGATGCTCGCGCCCTTGTCGCCGACTGCATCCTTGCCGGCGTTCGGCAAGCCGCCGGTCTCAACACGACGGATCGCGTCAAGGAATCGGCGTGTGTCCTTGTCGATGGCGCGATCGGCGGCGAAGGCCGACACGCTGGTGATGATGAGCAGGCACAGGGTCAGTAGTTTTGTTTTCATCAGAAGAGCTCCAGTTGTGTGGTCGGTACGGTCTTGAACGGCTTTAGCGCGAGCATCAGAGCCTCGACGCTTTGCCTCAGGTGAATCGTCAGGTCGTCCAGTTCTTCGGCTTCGACCACCTCACCTCTTGAGTAGATTCCGACTTTGTCGGTATCCACGGTGCAGGAATCTGGGATTCCTTGATCGCTCGACTCGTCAGGCATCGGCTCGTGTGCCTGCGTCCAGCCGGGCTTCTGCTTGATGTGCAGGAGCCCGGAGGTGCGGCCCAGTCGAACGAGGAACTGCGGCTTGCTGGTCAACGCACGCAGGATCGTCTCGCGCTCGAAGTCCGAATGCTCGGACATCGAGACGATATAGGTCGCGTCAGGGTGATAGCTCAGACGCAGCGAGAGCGAGATGCATAGTGTCTCCGCGTCCTCTCGCACCTGTGACCTGTACGACAGACGCAGCGGTGCCGCGGGATCATCCACGCCCAGCTTGCCAATCGTGATTCGGAACTCGCGCTCGACGCGCTGGACTTCTTGCCGAGACGCACGCCTGTCGCCATCGACATCCAGCGTCTTCTTGAAGGCCGAGTAGCTGGCCGCGAAGGCCAGCTTGTCGTTCTCGTACTTGTTGTTGCGCGGCATGGGAGGTCACATCACCTCGGGCTTGGTGCCTCTCCAGTTCAAGACCTTGTTCCGCGTGCCGTACGATTCGCCCGGCGCGCGGTGATGCAGCCAGCGCATCACATTGACGGCGTTCTTCTCATACTCCGCGTCGCAGCACTGCACGAAGCGCGCGAAGTCGTTGGCGAGAAGTGCCGCCGTGGCCGAGCCGGGCGAGTAGCCGTGCACGAGGTAGAGAGCGATGGCTTCGCGGATGTGATACGGCACATCGTCCATGAGCGGATCTTCGTCCATCTTCATGAACACTGCGTCGATCGAGTTGAGAGAGAGAGTCATGGTCTTAGCTCCTGCGGTTGCGGTAATAGGTCGGTCGGTTGAATCACACCCAGCCCAGACGGCGGGCTAGGTGTTGTGCCTGAGGATGAACAATCCGTGACGCGGTGTCACGGTCATACACGCTGAAGATCTTCTCTTCGTCGCTGGCAACCTCGGCCAGCAGACTCAGGTCGTCAGCTTGCCCCTCTTCGGCCAAGACTTCGAGCGTGTCTTGGGCGATGAGCTCCTCGAAGATCTGGCTGATCTCTTCGCGTGTCGCCACGCGCGCTTCGGCGGGGTTCGAGGTGTACAGGATGAAGTGTTGAGTGGTCATGGTCTGGCTCCTTGGTCGGTGGATCAGAGGGTATCTAGATACTTGATCTGGGACGGGGTAAGGAATCCATCGTCCTGAGATGCCTTTGCCTTTTGGATGTCGTCGAGGATTTGCCTCCGCTGGCTTGCAGTCAGAGCGTGCAAGCTCTGCTCTAAACGCTCGATAGCGAGAGCCGATCCTGCAAGTGACTTCGTGCTCTCGGTGACGGCTACCTGCTGCATCTCGTAGATCTCGCGTGCGCACATCTCTGCGTCGTAGGCGAAGTGGCTTCCCTTGCTGGTGTACTTGTCGAGAGCTTGCTTGCTGAGTTCGATGGATCGAGTGAGGCACTCGATTGTTGCGTTGCTGAGTCGGTAGTTCATGGTCTGACTCCTTGGTCGGTGGTCGGGGTGGATCAGAAGATGTCAGCGGCCTTGGCTTCGATGGCGACGATCTCGGCCTTGACGGTGGCCCACTCGATCGCGTCGTAGTCGAGGTGCGCCGTCACGGTGCTGCCGATGTAGCGGGCGCGACGCACGAGCTCCTCAAGGCTAATGCCCATCTTGTGGAAGGCCACGGCGCGGGCGGCGTAGCGATCGGACTTCTTGACCAGCACCCACTGCTGACCAGCCTTGACGCTCGACCACTCACCCGTGTGCTCCTTGATCTCGGTGGCAGCGTCGTAGCTCAGGCCACAGATGACGGTGGCGGTGTCGATCGCCTTCTGCATCGACGACCAGTTGGCCTGCTCGCCGACAAACGCGACCGTGAAGCTCTGGTCGTCGTTGCCCAGCGTCATCTCGCCAATCACGGTCAAGGTCGAGGTGACTTCGTACAGGGCGTTGTAGGCTTGGTCGAGGTTCTTGGTGGTGGTCTTCATCGTCGTGGCTCCTTGGTCGGTGGTCGGTCGGTCGGTCGTCAGCGGCGTGCTGTCGATGTGGAGAAGATATATCACTCCTCGGCATAGTCCAAGAGAATCTTGGGGGATTCTGGAACGATTGCCGCAAGTCCTTTATCTGGCGGGGCTTGCGGCGTTTGGAATCTTGTAGTAATCCCCTCTGGATGCCGTCTGGGAGGGCTCAGGAAGGGCTCTGGGGGGCTTCGGTGGCGGTCATCAGGGCCACCTTGCAGCGCGTCAGGATGGTCTGGTGCGTCGAGCCGTACACCTTGTGCTCCTTGACTTTGCCCTTGACGGTCAGTAGGTCGCCCAACTCGATGCCGTAGAACTGGGCCGGTGCGCTACACCACCACACCAAGAGATGCCCTGCGTCATCGCGGAGCTCGACGCGCAGTGTCGTGCCGAAGCGCGTCGTCGGCATCGTGGTCTTCTTGATGAGGTGAGCAGTCGTCTCGATCTTCTCGCCGACCACGCCCACGAACTCGTCGAGGTACTCAGGGCGTGGCGCGCGGTTGAGGTGTCGCTGGTACGCAGTCCAGATCGACGACACGCGGCCTGCGCTCTTCGTCTTGAACACGCCGGCACGAGCGAGGTCTCGGATCTCGCGCTCGTACTTGTTCTCCGTCGTAAAGCCCTCGTCGTCTTTGACTTCGCGCA